CCATAGGCTCTGCTTGTTCATTATGAGGTTGTTCTTGAGAACCCATAATCTGTTTTACCATCTCTACGATCTGGTTAAATTCAGGATGAGGATTAACAGGAGCACCTTCTTTAACTGACTTAATAGCTAAGTCTGCCCACTCTTGGTAATGCTTATCAATAGCAACTGCCATTTGACGAGCATTATCGTCCATAGTGTTACGAGCCTGAGCTTGAGTGTAAGCCACATTAGCTTCTTGAAGAGCAGCATCAGCTTGAGCTTTACGCTGTTCAATCTGTTGTTGCATCTGTTGAGCTTGACCTTGAGCTTCAATGGCCTTCTTAGCTTCTTCTTGGAACTCTGGTGTAGTGTAATCATGCAGATAATCATTACTATCCATACCCATAGCTTCTAAAAGTTGGGTAGCAATAATTGCTGCGGCCTCAGGTTTAATAACAGAACCAGCACCCTGTTGCTTAAGTGCAGGCATGATATTAGAGCCTATAGACTGTAGCTTCTGAATCTTACTTGAGTTAGAGTTCTCCCCAATGTCTACAAAGACTTCACATTCTAAGTCGTATGGAAGTTCTGAAGGGACAATAGTTGAGAAGTTATAACCTACTTGACAACTAACTTTGGTGTTCATACATTTACGCATGGTCTTATAAATACCAACACATAAACGTTTAAACCCAGTCTCAGCAAAGCGTCTAGCAATATGTTGAATACGTTTCTGTGAAGCCGACTGAACAGCCGCTAACTTCTGCTCTGAGTTACCAGAGACATACAGAGTGTCATTCAAACCTTGAGCTGCTTTAGACATACCTGTAGCCTGCTCCTTAATCATCTGTAGATGTTCAAGGAGAGGTACTGTACCTGTACTAATAGTTTCAGGTACTAATGCCTGTACAGCTGCTGCCGGATTACCATTTGTAGGTATGATCTGTTTAGGCTTCATATTCTGAAGAGCACTAAAGTCTACCACGTTTGGATCAGCTAGCTTAGGACTATAGTTAGTTAAGTAAGTGTTCTCTACAAAACCACGAAGGATAGCTGTAGATGCTAAGGTTGAACTACGAGTAAAGTCTGCAATAGACAATCCATAGAATTCAAACGGAATGTTAATAGGTGATAGTACTGCAATAGGTATCATATCAACATCAGTTTCTTCTAAGATATGAGTACCAGCTAGAATGATATGCTTAAGTTCAGCTATACCATCCCCATCACGGTCTACTCTCATCCAACATTCGGTCAGAGTTACTTCACGACTAGCCTCTAGAGTTTCATCTTGAGCGTTATTCCCTGCCCAATACTCTTGCCCAGTAATTGTCTTACGGGCGGCAACATCCTGAGAGTAAGCTTGAGATGCCATAAGATCAGTTGGACCAAGTCTATCCCACTCATCTTCATCGATATCTTCAGCTATCTCTGGCCACATTTTCCTAATCTCTGAACGAGTATAGGAAGATTGAACCCCTACGAAATCTGCATCATCAAGACATGTTGCATCTCTACTGATACGAAAGTTTTCTGGAGGGATTATTTCTAATTTAACTTTAGACTTATTAACTTTACGTCTTAGTCGGACATCAATGTAGAAGAATTCAGAAGCCTCACCTGTGAATTCATTCTCCATTACTAGATCGCCAACGATCTCAATATCGTCCTGAGCTAAGACCTCATCAAGTTTTGTTTGAGCAATACGTTCATATTCAATGAAGTCGTATTCGTAATCTTCAATATAATCCCAACGAATGAGACCATTCTTCCAGAGTAAGGATGCTTTCATCCAAGACTCTAGAATCTCCCATCCATTGTTCTGTTTAAAGATACAGTAGTTAACTAGTAAGGAAGCATCATGTGCTTCTTTATAAGCTCCCGGAGAGTCAGTATAAGGGACAAATCTAGCTAATTTCTGATTGTTTAAAAACAAATCAGACAAAATAGCTAAGTAAGCCTCTACTGTTTCTGTAGTAGAAGTATCTACAATAGATGATACACCTTGGGGAGATAGATGACCTATAGCTACACCAGCGTATTCATAGGTACTCTTCTGTCTTTCATAGCTTAAATCAGATGAATTAAGCCAATCTCCCGCAGAGTTCATTACTCCAGTTTCAACTAGGTTAACTAACTGTTCATCTGTTACCTTTTCACGGTATCCAGTTCTAGACATGTTAACCTCGTTTCTGTGGAATATCTTTAGTCTTCTCTAAGTATTCGCTGGTATACTCTCCCGGCTTAGGCTTAGAAGCTCTTTCTTTTTCCTGCTTAGGAGCCTTACGCTCTTTCTCAGGTTGAATAAATCGTGACATGATTCTTCCTATCTATCTATCTAATTAGGGTCGGGTTCTCTACCCCTGCCCGACTCAGGTGAGGACGCGGTAGATATTACTGGCCTCGTCCTGTATTTTTCTTAGGACTTTCTAACTTAGCTAATTCTGCTGCGAATTCCTCATCACTGAGATCTTTCAGCTCTATATTAGTCTGTACGACTTGTTGAGATGCTAACTTAGGAGTCTCATACTGAGCGATCTTCTCAGCATATTGACCAGCCAACTCATAATCTTCATCGTGTATAGCTTTCTTCATTAAGAATTTAAGAATATCTAAACCCTTAATGTCATCATTCTCTATCTCTAGGCCTGCAGCTGTAAAGTCTTTCCAGAATTCTTTAAGAGTAGTAATACGCTCTTTATTACGTCTACGCGCTTCTACACTTTTTTGTTGCATAGCTTTAGCCTCTTCCTTAGTTCTAATCATTTTAAGATTAGCAGTTCGGGGATCGGCATCTAAGCGTTTCTGGGCTTCAGCAAACTTCTCTTCTTTAGTTTGCCTCTTAACTAGTCTCTCAGCTGCTGCTAACTTCTCTTTACTAATCATCTTACAACCACTCAGTATTATCCATAGTGTATTGACCTATTCTATCTTTCCAAGAAATATTAGAGTTAGTCAATCTGCCTTCATGTGTACGTAATGCTTCCATAGCTATCGCTATAGACATTATAGTATCATCATGGCACCCTTGTAGAGCTTCAGTCTTACCTGTATCTGTAGACACATAATCCTTTAACTCTTGAATAATGATGTGTGAAGGTAGACTAATATCTAAGTCTTCTATCAGTCTCTTTAAGTAACCAATAATCCTAGGCTTAGATGCTGTAGTAGTTCTAAATCCTAACTTAGTAGTATCTTCAGTTCTCATAGCAGCTACTTTAGTTTCATAATACAAATTCAAATAAGACATTTGCATTAATCTATCTAGAGTAGTGTTACCTATAGAGTTAGATTCTACAGCTAATAAAGCATTGTTATAGTATCTACCTAAATAAAACAATATATCCCCTAGAGTACCGGGATCCATTGTATTAACCCTGTACATAGCACAGAGTTCTCTTTTAACATTAAATACTGTAGCTACACTATAGTCTTGGTTAGCCCCTAAAGCTACATCCGCCCCTATAACATAACTTTGTTCATGTTGAGGTGGTATCCATACAGATAACTCTCCCTCTCTATCTTCATCCCATGAACCATATTCATCATTAAATCTAAGAGTTCTTTTAGGTGCCTTAGCTTCCATGTCTCCTACAATCTCTTGATTGAAGACATTAGAACCTGATACTAAGAAAGCTTCTTCAGGTTTAGCAGGATATTCCTGTTGGAATTTCCTAGCCCCCGATTCCGCTATCTTTAATCTTCTCCAATAGAGTTGATCGTTATCTAGACCAAAATCTTCTACCAGAGATTCTTCTTCTTTAGTTAATTCGAAATCTTCAGGAGCAGGTAATCTATACTCTGATGTTAAGAACCAAGGAACAAATACTGGGATATACCCATTACTTCCATCTACTGCACCTCTCCATAATCTATGGAATTCTCCAGTAGCACCATTAGCTGTAGACTCTAAGATAACTTCAGTATTATCTGCTTGAGATATACCTTGGAATAATCCCGCTAGAATCTTCTCATCATGTGTCCAGAAAGCAACCTCTGATAGATGAGCTATAGTTGGTGTAGTTCCCCTACCAGCCTCAGGTGAACCTGCT